TATACTCACAAAAACGTGCAAGGATGATATTAATTCGTTTTTAGAGCACTTCAAATTATGTTCGTAATATACACATGAATACAATATATACTATTCGTAATGTTGTGGTTAATACAAAATGTTCTCTTTTCTATTAGTTTAATTGTAGTTATACATTATTTATATATCTATTTTGAAACGACCCTTACCGCTCCAAAAGTAAAAGATTTGATTCATTGCCCAAAACAGAAATATAAGTCACTATTTGATACCATAAACAAGAATTTAGACAATAATACAACGAAAACGGCTGATGGAAGAGGAGGCGCGGAATCACGAACATATGATTCGTCATCTAATTTAGGAATAGACGAACATACAACCCGTCAAGAACATCGTGAAAACGCGCGCATAAATACGACTAGTAATGATATGAAATCCGATCTAAAAACCTTCTTACGCGGTATCGGATTGAAGGCGAAGTCGCCCGCGGAAATGTCATTTCGTCCAAGCTATGAAACGAGTTAAAGATATAACACGTATTCTATTATATCATGTACCAACAACAACAACGTAGGCCACATCAGCAGCATCAGCATCAGCAGTATTCTTGTGCGAATATGCGTGTTTTGAATTCGCAAGATTCCGACAGTTTATTGTCGAATTTTCCAACTACAAGACTTTCTTATGAAGCGTCTATTCATAAGAACGACAAGAATCCGAATTTGGATTATAAGTGTTTTCTACTTCCAAAAGGTCGTCGTTGTATCGCGTGGGCTACAGAATGGAGACGTAATAAAATATTCGCGGTGATCGAGATAGATGGTTGGCGCGACAACGAACGCGAACGCGAACGCAGTATTTCACCGGTTATTCGTAAATTTCATCAGGATAACGGTTGGCTGCCTGGAAGGGTTCGTATATTGGACGCATGCTTTGACCGGACGCTTGTTTATGGAACTGTATTTGGCGGGGTATTATTCAGAATAAATGAACACCGACCATCGGACACGTCGCAGTCGCAGTCGCAGTCGCAGTCGCAATTTTTCTCTATTCATACGATTTATTGGTATAAGGGTAATCCTATTCCACCAATGACCTTATCTGACCATATTCGTTTATGCGAGGACATTTTCGCCAACAACGATATCCGACAAGTTGCTTATACGAAACAAAATAGTGTGGTATTTGGCTTACCCGTATTATGTAATACCGAACAAGATGCCGGAAATATTGCGCGTGAATTGCCATATGAGATATTCGCGATTCAGTATCGTTATTTCGCACATAGTCGCGTATTTCAACAGATTCTTCAAGAGAGGCAGCCGCCATCAGCTCCGGTGCCATCCACGCGCATTCAGACTTATATTCAAGCACCGGCACCAGCACCAGCACCGGCACCAGCACCAGCACCGGCACCAGCACCAGCACCGACACCAGCGTCATCATCGACGCCGGCATCAAAGCGCTTATTCGTCCAACCACCGGATGAAATGCTTACCAATATTCAAGCGACATTTATTATCCGACCTAATGTTCAAAATGATATATACGAATTATTTGTATTGTCGTCGGGGGGTGGAAGGGGTAGTTGTGACCCCATTTTTCACAATTTCGCACATATATCTGGTTATAAAACAAGTGTTATGATGAATCGGTTATTTCGTAATATTACAGAGAATGAACGTTTAGATTCGATGGAGGAAAGTGAAGATGAAGCCGAATTTGAAAATACTGAACCGGATAAATATGTCACGCTTACAAAGGAATACAAGATGATATGTAGGTTTAATAAGCGGTTTTGTCGTTGGGTGCCAATAGAACTCTCGCCCAAAGGTGATATAATTACCGACTATCAGGTAAAACAACACGAGATACGGTATGTCAATTACCGCCGCAATAAATGAGTATAAACATTACGTGTTATATTATATACTTCCGTTGCCTCCGTACTCCGTTGCCTCCGTAAATGAGACCACCCGTGTATTCGAACTCTTTATCATTTCATCGGTTATATAATGCTGTGAATACCACCCAGCCTATTATTCGTGAATGGAAAAAATGCGTGCCGTTTCTTAAGCCATGTTACTCCGTTAGTAATGCGTCATCGCGAGAGACTATATCTATTCTGCGCGAAAATCGAGTCCCGATGATATGTGATAATCCGCGTCAGGTATCGTTTGTGAATGATTATTCATTGGTTATTGAAGAAAATCGGTTCGGAACAAATGAATATATTGCGCGGAATATGAAAGACTTCGGTGCCGCGGGTTCGCCTCGTGCTCGTGCTCCATCGGCTCCGCTGTGGATCCATACAACTATTTCATCCGACGGCATCGAATTAACAAGAGAAATGTTCGAGTATATATGGGCTCATAAGCTTATACTGAATGGTATCGTTTTCAATACACGGAATTTTGCGGATAAGAATGCGGCAATTCCGCCATCGATGTATAGTTACAAAATCGCATTTGATTACCTCTTTAGGAATATGATTACGCCATTCAAAAAAGAATACGGAATTCATACACCATGTATTATGATAGACGGTCGAAACCATATTACCCGCCTCGAACATTTACGCGAGCTTCGTTATTCTGCGTTTGATTCTGAGATGTCATCAACACTTAAAATATGTAAGGAACATGGCATAGAGTTGCGTTTAATTGTTGATTCATTGCTGGATCGTTCAGAGGCGGCGGGGGCGGTGGCGGCGTCGTGAATTATATTTTTTGCTCGGTGTATATATATACATACACGTAGTAATCATGAATTCTGCTGTTTCTGAAGAGCCTTTGAACGGTGGAGCCAAGCGTAAAATCCGTCTTGGAAATGAACACATGAACCTTCAACCTGCTCTGCCCATTAGCGGCCAAAAGATGAGAAAAATCAAGCCGTTTGTTTTCAAGAATCAGACAAAGTATTTAGCGCGCTTACATTCATCTCCTTGCCGTTCAAAAAGCCAGAAGAAATGCGCGAGCCGCAAATTGCGCCAGAGCTGTAAGTATGCTCGCGGAACGAAGCGCTCGTTTTGCCGCAGGCGTACCAATAAGAACTACCGGTCGTAATGTTTATGAACCGTGAGTGATATATACCTATTCATATGTTTTTATTATATCATCTAATAATAACATAACAACACAATGTCATATTTGCGTTCAAATCCCTTAGCCGAGCACAACTCTGGTATTGCTTTATCAAGCACTCAAATCCCCCAGAATGCCGGAACGGGTAATATGTATCAAGGTCAGGCCGGACGCGCGTTCGTTCAGGGCGGTGGTGGCGCGAGTCAATACTATTCATTCAATCCGGGGAATTCGGATAGTGATAGCGCACATGCGCGCGGATCGTATGCTCCAGTTAGTGTAGGTCTTAATTCCGTCGCTACTGGTGGTGGCCGCAGCCGCAGTCGCAGCCGCGGTCGTAGTTATAAAAAGAAGACCACGACATATCGTCGTAATCGCCGAACAACCAAGTGTAAGAAGTGTAAGTGCGATATAATAATCACTGGTGGTGGTGTTCGTCGTCACAGTCGTTTCTGTAAGCATAAATGCTGTAATAAATCATTAAAGAAATCAAATACACGACGCCGACGATACGGGCAGTCGGGTGGAAGCGCCGCATTTGCGAATGCCGCGTATTCTATCGGCGGAGCAGGAACTGAAGTTACTCGCGATACTACCGCATTAGCCAACCCAGCTCCTTATACTGCTTACAATAGCTGCCACCCTGTCGCATAATGATTCGATTCGCGTCGATTAGACCGACCTACAATAAAAATTAGATAAACCTAGTTATGATTTGTATATTTAACTATGTTTTTATTGCGGCTAGTTGTGCCTCTAATGCGGTTATTTTTGCGTCCATGGCAGCGAGCTTAATGTTGCGTTTAGTTTTGGCTTTGGCGATTTCAGCCTCTAATGCGGTTATTTCTGCGCACAATTCAGCGGAGCGTTTGATTTTGACAGCGTTGGAATCGGTGCGTTTGATTCTGGCAGATGCTATTTCTGCTTCTAATTCGGCTATTTCTGCGTCCAATTCATCGCGGCGTTTGGTGCTGGCTGTCACATAGGTGAAGTTGCCCACATTCCACTTGAACGCTTCACCCTCATACTCAGTGTGTGAGCACTTGTAGCCGTTATTTACGTTCATTATAGTGATAATTATCAAATTATTATTTAAGTATTTTCCGCGTCGATTCGCTTCGCTTCATTCCACCAACACCATCAAGCATTTTCCATTTGTTTTGGGAATGGTAGATTTCATCTTAGATTTCGCGCTTGTCTCCGTCGTCACCGAGAGATTTCCAGTTTCTTCGTCTATTTCAATAATATCCGCATCTGCCAACGCGGCTTCTTCTTTCTTCGTCGAGACGGCCGGCG